GCGGCACAAACTTAGGAGAAATTGATGATCTTAGGTATTTTACTAACAAGTTGGTGCGTGGTTTACGCATACCTAGTTCTTATCTACCCACAGGCGCTGATGACGGCGCATCGCAATATAATGATGGACGAGTAGGCACAGCATACATTCAAGAATTAAGATTCAACAATTACTGTGAACGCCTACAATCTATGCTTGAAGAAGTGTTTAACAGAGAATTCAAACTATATTTGCATTCAAAAGGTGCAAACATTGACTTTGCAATGTTTGATTTAAAACTAACACCTCCGCAAAACTTTGCAGCATACAGACAAGCAGAACTAGATAATAATAGAATCAATACATTTGGACAGATGACTGCTATACCATTTGTTTCGAACAGATTTGCACTGAAAAGATTCTTAGGTCTTAGTGATGAAGAAATCAAAGAAAACGAACGCTTATGGAAAGAGGAAAACGAAGATATTATACAAGTAGACGTCGATCCAGCAGGAGAGATGAGAGGCGCAGGAATAAGCTCTGCCGGAATGGCCGGAGACGTTGGAGGCTTGGAAACAGGCTTAGAGGGCGATTTAGGAGGCATTGAAGGCGGTGATGCTACTCCACCAGATACTAATACAGGTGCCGACCTAGGTGCTGCTCCTGCACCTGGAGCAGAAACGACTCAAACGATATAAATAATACTATGCTACTACGTGAATTATATTACTTTGATCCAAAAACAATGGAACCAGTTGAAGATAATACCTACGAAGCCGAGGATGATATCAGTGTGATTACAGTTGATGACAACCGTAAAACTCGTTTAACCTTAAAAGATATTAATCGTGCTCGTAAGGCAAGTGATTCGCACAGAGAAGAAGTAGCAAAAGAACAAGAGTTCATAAAACAAATGTATGGTCAGCCACCTGAAGGAGCAGCAGGCGGACTATAAATGACAGTATCCTTTGTTTTAGGCAATGGTGTTAGTAGACAATCAGTTAAATTAGACAAGCTAAAAGCACATGGTAAAATATATGCTTGTAATGCTGTTTACAGAGAGTTTTCACCTGATTATCTAGTGGCAGTTGACACAAAAATGATAATTGAAATTACAGATACAGGTTATCATTTGAATAACGAAGTATGGACAAATCCCAACAAATTAACCAAAACAAATCCTAATTTACACCTGTTTGAACCCAATAGAGGTTGGAGCAGCGGTCCTACTGCACTCATGCTAGCAAGCAAACATGCTGCTAAAACAATATACATTTTAGGCTTCGATTACGCCGGTTTAGGCGTCGATAATAGCAAAGTAAACAATGTATTTGCTGGCACTAAAAACTATAAAAATGTCAACGATAGAGCTACATATTTTGGTAATTGGGAGCGTCAAACTATGGCATGTATAAAAGAGTTTCCTAAAACTAAATACGTTAGAGTGATAGAACACAAAGAAAGTTTTGTCCCTGATAAGCTAGAAGGATTAGCTAATTTAACGCATATTACACTAGAAAAATTTAACAATAAATTTAATATTTTGTAATAAAATTATAAAATGGGCTGTTTTGACCCCATTTTCTGCGTATTTTTTCCAAAAAGTGTAAATATAATAGACAGCCTTGTAAACATATATAAAGGAGATAAACAATGGCAAAAGCAAACAAATTTGAAGAAATGCTTGAGCGCCTAGTCAATGAAGACAAAGCAGGTGCGGAAGAGCTATTCCACGAAATCGTGGTAGAAAGATCACGTGAAATTTATGAAAACCTACTAGCTGAAGACGAAGAAGAAGTTGATGAAGCAAACGACGAAGAAGTAGATGAGTCTGAAGACGATTTAGACGAAGCTGCTGACGAAGAAGTAGATGAGTCAGAAGACGAGCTTGATGAAGCAGCTGACGAAGAAGTCGAAGAATCAGACGAAGACGACCTAGACGAGTCATTTTTTGACGAAATGGGTGGCGATCCAGCAGACGATATGATGGGTGACGTTGAAATGCCAGGCGCAGACGAAATGGGCGCTGAAGATCCAGAAATGGGAATGGGCAGCGAAGACGATGACCTAGAAGATCGTGTCATGGACCTAGAAGACGAACTAGCACAGCTACAAGCAGAATTCGAAGCAATGATGGGTGATGAAGCTGGCGACGACGAAGGCGACGACGAAATGCCAATGGACATGGACATGGATGACGAAGGCGACGACGAAATGCCAATGGACATGGATTCAGAAGAAGGCGACGACGAAGAAGAAGCTGAAGAAGAATCAACTGAAGAAGCAGTTGAAAAATCAGAAACTGAAACAATGCGTGAGTATGTTGAAAAAGTAACTGCAAAAATGGGCGACGATGGCGCAGCAGACGGTAAAAAGTCAACTGTAGCTGGCAAAAACGACATGGGCGGTTCAGCAGCAAGCATAGCACGTAATGATGTTGCAAATGATCCAGAAGCAGGAGCAGGCAAAAAAGTTGCTGGTTCAGCACTAAGTGATACATCTGCAAAAGAAGATTCGCATGGTAACGTAAATGTTCCAGGCGCAAAAGCAGCAACTAAAATGGCTGCAACACCTGGCCACGGCGCTGAGAAAAAGGGCAAGCCAGAGACTGCTGATAAAGGTGCAGGAAGCACAATTAAAGGCAAATAAGGACTGATTGATGAGATTACTAAACGAACATTTGAGTTTCGACCAAGCTAAAATAGTAGTTGAGTCTGCTAATGAAGGTAAAGATCTTTATATGAAAGGTATTTGCATTCAAGGCGGCGTTAGAAACGCAAACCAGCGAGTTTATCCCGTTAATGAAATTGGCAGGGCTGTCACCACGCTCAGCGAGCAAATTAGCGGTGGCTACTCAGTGTTAGGTGAAGTAGATCATCCAGACGGTCTTAATATTAACCTTGACCGTGTGTCACACATGATTTCAGAAATGTGGATGGACGGGCCAAATGGTTACGGTAAACTTAAAATACTACCTACTCCGATGGGAAATCTAGTAAAGACAATGCTTGAAAGCAGCGTTAAACTAGGCGTCTCATCGAGAGGTAGTGGTAATGTTACAGAAGATGGTAGCGGTGAAGTTTCTGATTTTGAAATCATCACTGTAGACGTTGTGGCGCAACCAAGCGCCCCAGGCGCATACCCAACACCGATTTACGAACACCTTATGAATACTCGCGGTGGTTATAGGGCGTTTCAAACATCTAGGGAAGTTCAAGGCGATAAACAGGCACAGAAGTATTTAAAAGAGAGCTTATTAGGTATAATAAGCAAACTCCAATAACGAGGAGAGGATATAAAATGTTAGATGCTTTAAAATCACTCTTCGAAAACTCAGCACTATCAGAAGAAGTGCGCACAGAACTAGAAGAAGCATGGAACGCAAAGGTGAAAGAAAATCGCCTACAGGTCACTGCGGAACTACGTGAAGAATTCGCAAAGAAATATGAGCATGATAAGTCAACAATGGTTGAAGCCATTGATGCTATGATGACAGAAAAACTTAGCGAAGAAATTGCAGAATTCCAAGAAGATCGCAAGCAATTGGCAGAAGCAAAAGCTAAATTTGCAATTGCACAGCGTGAAAATGCTAATCTTATGAAATCATTTGTTAGTGAAAACCTAGCAAAAGAAATCAAAGAACTACATGCCGATCAAAAAGCAACAGCAGACAAGTTTGTTGCATTAGAAGAGTTTGTAGTTGAATCACTTGCAAAAGAACTTGCAGAGTTTTACGAAGACAAAAAAGATCTCACAGAGACAAAGGTTCGCCTTGTCCGTGAAGGTAAAGCACACATTGACAAAGTCAAGTCAGACTTTGTTAAGAAAAGTGCTAAACTTGTATCAGAAACTGTATCTAAAGGGCTTACAAAAGAGATTACAGCTCTTAAGGAAGACATTGAAGATGCACGTAGAAACGACTTTGGTCGCAAGCTATTCGAAGCGTTTGCAAACGAATATCAACATTCTTATCTAAATGAAAAGGGTGAGACTGCAAAAATGCTTAAGGTAATTGCTGCAAAAGAAAAGCAATTAGCAGAAGCAAAGCAGGCTGCGGGTAAAGCAATCAAACTTGCTGAAGCACAAGCTAATCAAAACAAAATGATTACTGAAAGTGTGCAACGCAAAGAAAAACTCGACGAATTGGTTATGCCATTAAGCAAAGACCAACGCGATGTTATGACAGACTTACTGGAAACAGTTCAAACCGACAGACTACAAAGTGCGTTTGACAAATACCTACCGTCAGTAATTGGCAGTAAAAGTCCAGCAAAGAAGAAGGCAGTTTTAGCAGAAGGCAAAGAAGTAACAGGCAATAGAAAACAAACAAATGACGTTAAAGCAGGCGCAGACCACAATGTGGTAGATATAAAACGCCTTGCTGGATTGAGTTAAGGAGATACCAATGTCAGAACTATTAGAAAGCCGTTGGAATGATACCAAGTCAGCACTTCTTGAAGGCCTAGGTGGCACCAAGAAAGCAGTTATGGCTACTACACTTGAGAATACTCGCAAGTATTTGGCTGAGACTGCAACAGCAGGTGCTACTTCAGCAGGTAACATTGCAACTTTAAACCGTGTGATCCTACCAGTGATCAGACGTGTAATGCCAACAGTTATTGCAAACGAACTAGTTGGTGTGCAACCAATGACTGGTCCAGTTGGCCAAATTCACACTCTACGTGTGCGTTACGGTGAAACAAACAACGCTACTGGAACAGACAACGATGTAACAGCAGGTGATGAAGCACTAAGCCCATTCAAAATTGCTGAAGCATATTCAGGTGACGGAACAGCCGGTAAAGCAGCAGCAACAGCAGCTCTTGAAGGCCAAGCTGGACGTAAGTTAAGCATCCAGATCTTGAAGCAAACTGTCGAAGCAAAAACCAGAAAGCTATCAGCTCGCTGGACATTTGAAGCTGCTCAAGACGCACAGTCACAGCACGGCATCGACGTTGAAGCAGAGATCATGGCTGCTCTAGCACAAGAAATTACTGCTGAAATCGACCAAGAAGTTCTTGGTTCACTAAGCTCACTAGCAGGAACTGCAAGTGAAACTTACGATCAGGCAGCAGTTTCAGGAACAGCAACATTCGTTGGTGACGAACACGCAGCACTTGCAGTTCAAATCAACAGAGTGTCAAACCAGATCGCACAGCGCACACGCCGTGGTGCTGGTAACTGGGCAGTTGTTAGCCCATTCGCGCTAACAATTCTTCAGTCAGCTACAACTTCAGCATTTGCTCGCACAACAGAGGGCACATTTGAAGCACCAACTAACACCAAGATGGTTGGAACACTAAACAACGCTATGAAAGTTTATGTAAACACATACTCAGGCGACGGTGAAGCAGTTCTAATCGGATACAAAGGTTCAAGCGAATCAGATGCAGCGGCATTCTACTGCCCATACATCCCGCTAATGAGCTCAGGTGTTGTTCTAGATCCTTCAACATTCGAACCAACTGTATCGTTCATGACACGTTACGGTTATGTTGAACTAACAAACACTGCGTCATCACTTGGTAACGCAGCTGACTACCTAGGCAAAGTTGATATCACAAACGGAAACGTTTCATTCAGCTAAGTCTATGTAGCATAGAAAACAAAATAGGCCCTACGGGGCCTATTTTTATGGTAAGTAGTTCTAGTGGAGATATAACAATGCCAATTGGAACAATTTACAAATATAATTCAAAAAGAAAATTCAGTGTAATCAGACCAAAAGAATGGAAAACCAATTTAATAGATGTTCTGTTTGAGACCAAAGACTTTGAATGCAAACTTGGCGATAGTGTTGAGTATGATGAAAAAGAAGTTAATGGCAAAAAATATGCACAAAATATCAAAAAAATATAAAAAAATGGTTGACTTTTGTTTTGTATATGTTATATTAAGAACATAACAAAGACGACGGTCCGAGTTAGATAGTGCAAGGAAACGCTGTTGAGTAGAGGCAGTAACTTGGCTAGTAGCTGTAGTGGCAGCGCATGATTGTGGAGACATGAAGATGCGTATTTTGGAAGTAACTATCCGATGCTAGGCTTCGCTTTATTAGACAGGATCTACAAAGGCGATTGTTGGTAATCCTTAATCCAACCTATCAAAATTATATAGAAAGGTCTGCAACATAATTGCAGGCCTTTTTTTGTGGCGATTATAACCCATTTTTTCTTTTTGGATAAATACTTGTGTCTAATAGAATGCCTTAAGGCAAACTTATGCGGACCCACCGCGTAGACCTAGAACGTCAATAAAGGAGAAACAAATGGGACGTCCAATCAATGCAGATAAAATAGGATACGGCACAGGTCGTATCGCAGTAACACGCCACTTTTTTACAGGCGGCGCAGAAGCAACAACAGCAGCACATATTGTAAGACAAGCAGGCAACGGCAAATATGTTGTCCGCCTAGATTCAAATGCAGGCGATCCAAGTGCTGACGAAATTCTAACACTAGCTAACAAAGCAGGCACAGGTGGCGGCGAAGCTCTTGTAGCAGGTGAATTTACAATCGATGCTTACGGAACAGATTCTACAACTTATCAAGTAACCAAGTTACGCAATAGAACTGTGCAACTAGAAGCAGGCGGAACAGAATTCAATGCTGTATACGGCGTAGGTAACGTTCCAGAAGCAAGAGAAACAGGAACTAATCCAGCAACTACATTAGCCGTAGCATTACCTGCACAATAAGGATAATAGCCAATGGCAACTAAGATTCAAAGATTAGGTGTAAAAGAATACAAAGTTGTTTTAGATACCACCGGTGACGTATCAGGTGGAACAGAAAATGCCACTGTAACTTTTGACGTAGGACAATACGGTAGTTTATCAGTAACCGGAGGATTAAATGTCGCCGGAGAAATTACTAGTATATCTAGCACAGATTTAGAAGTTAGCGACAATATAATTTTTATTAATGTCGGTGGAGGCACACCTGCAGGAATACCTGATGTTGATCCATTGTTTGGTCAAAGTGGTATTACTGTTGAAAGGTTTGCAGCCAGTGGTAACAATCCACAACTAGTCTTTGATGAAGCGTTGCGAACAATTGATGGATCAAATTTTGGAAATCCATCAATTGAACCAGGATTAGCCGGTGCATTTACATTACAAACAGAAAACTCTGGTGCTGATCCAAATCCTCAGTTAAGAACACCTTTAGGATTATGGACACAAAGCATCAGTGTATCAGATGATAACAATCTTTATCTACTCAACAACCAAGCAACATCTGGAGCAGCACAAGGTGGATCAGTTGAATCTGCTTTAGGCATAGTAACAGTTAGAGGTGCTGCATGGGAACTTGATGGAGGTAGCACACTTGTTCCATATGAAGAAAGAGTATTTCCATATGAAACTAGGGATACATTAAGAAAAATTATCAACGAAGACGGCAATCAGGATAGATTAGCTAGTCCTCCAGATTCTGATGCACTTATTACAGCAAAAACACTAACTGATTATGTTAGAGATTATCACGAGTTTAATTTCCAAGGCAAAATTGCAAAAGATTATGTAAGTGGAACAGAAACTAAAGTTGAAATTTTTGATGATGACGTTGATGGATCGGGTTCATTTTCTGTTCAAATTGATGTAAACAGTCAGCCAGCGGCAAAGTTCTATTCTAATAGAGCAGAAATTAGTGATGTAGAAATACAAACAAATACAATTTCATCAATTGGTGCAGCAACAAGTTTAACCTTGCAAGGAAATGGACTAGGTGTTGAAATAGATGATTTTGCAGAATTTACAGTGCAAGATCCTTTAACAGTTGACATACCAACAACAGGAACACGAGTTTATGCTAATACTTTAGCAGATGGAGGAACAGGACTGTATTTTGCACACCAAGACGGAACAAGAGATGAATTAGTAAGTAGGAATAAAGCATTACTTTTCAGTATAATATTTTGAGGAAATAAAAAATGTCAATAGCAAACGCAACAATAAACACAACCGATACTATAGTATTAACTGTTCCTGCTGATAAATCATATGCTATTACTACGATCTTAATTTGCAACGTTGCAGTAGACGACGGAACTGGAACTGCTGATACAAATTTTGATATGCACGTTATACCAAGCGGGCAAACAAAAACTGATACAAATTTAGTAATCAACAATGTAGAAGTAGCAGCAGAAGATACGTTTACTTTCAATGTAGAAAGATTAGTTTTAGATCAAGGTGATCAAATAGTGTTTGTAGGAAAATCACCAACGAATTTAAGTGCAACAATAAGTTATTTGGAAGTGTAAATGAAGTTTTTTAAGAGACAAACCATACATGAGAGAAAGGTTGGAGACGGCAGTTTAATTCTTACTGCTGACGGCAACATCGAAATTACCCCTCCGAGCGGAAATGTAATTGTTGATGGAAACGTTACCATATCCGGAGATGCTACAGGGCCACGAACAACCGATGTCTTGTATGTAAGTCAAGATGGTAACGATGCAAATGACGGACGCAGCGAAGGCAAATATGGATCTAAAAGGACAATTAAAGGTGCTGTAGAAGTAGCTCAATCAGGAACAACAATTATTGTTGCACCAGGGGATTACTACGAAGAAAATCCTATTGTGCTACCTGATTTTGTTACAGTTACCGGGCAAGGGGAATTGCGTAATACACGAGTATTCCCAAAAAATAACACACAAACAATTTTTTACATGGGCAACGGGTGTTATCTATACCAGTTGACATTCCGCGGTTTAAGATATCCAGGTTGGTGTGCAGAAATACGTCCAGGCACACTTTGCACAACCTCACCTTATGTTCAAAACTGCACAAACATGAATGGTCCTTGGCTTAATGATGGAACAGAATTTATACCTTTTGAAACAGTGCAGATAGAAGGAATCGAACCTAGCGCAAGGCCGCTGCAAGTTGAAGATTATCCAGATTTACCATTTGATAAACAAATAAATGACACCGGCGGCGGCGGTGGTATGTATGTCGACGGTGACGCTTATGATCCAGCATCTCTTGTATTCAGTTTTGTTGCTGACGCATTTACACAGATTGCACAGGGCGGTATAGGCTTCTGGATTGATAACTTTGGATATACACAAATTGTTAGTTGTTTTACAGTTTTCTGTTCAACAGGATTCAAAACAACAAATGGTGGTTACCTCAGTATCTCCAACTCAGTAAGTGACTTTGGTTTGGAAGGCATTGTTGCAGACGGGTTCTATCCTGTAGCATATACAAATGCAAAACCAGTTCAAGATTACTTCTCTAGTGTGGCTAGTGTTACAGTGCAAAATGCAGGCGCCGGTTATACTTCTGCTCCAACGGTAACAATTGAAGCACCAGACGGCGCAGGTGGCGTAACAGCAACAGGAACCGCAGGTATAGATGCTACAACAGGCAAAGTAAGTGGCGTTACAATTGTAAACAATGGTAGTGGATATACTAGAGTTCCTTCTATTACATTTACAGGTGGCGGCCCAACTGTTGACGCACAAGGCGTTGTAAATCTGCAAACTAATAGTGTGATACAAATAAACAGTTTGCGAGACAAACCTGCAACAGGTAGTATTATAAAATTTCAAGATGATGCAAACTATTATTACATTACTGGTTCGGAAATTATTAGCGCACCGTTTAATTACGATGAGGAAGTGTGTAGAAGAGATACAAGAAGAATCATTGATGCCGTAACAGGCGATGTTGTTTTAGGAACAACATACCAATCACAAGCAGCAGCAACCAGTTATTTACGTGCTACAGCAACAAAAGTTCTTAACAACCAGTTAGCGCCTACTGTTTATGCACTAGAAGCAACTAGAGATTTAATGAAAGCCGAAATTACTAATCAGGCTATGAAAGACGAAATTGATTCTAGATTCAATATAATAACAAGCACGTTGAATGCAGGCGACAGTAGTGTTATTCCAGAAGCTGGAAGTGATTTAGTCCTTAACGATTTAAGTGAAATTGATCCAGGCATACGACAAGCCAAAGACAATATATTAGACAACAGAGATTTTATTATTGAAGAAATCACTGCATATATCAATGATCAATTCACAGAATTAAGTTACAACCAAGCACAATATGCCGAAGATATGGAAACTCTTATTAAAGGTGTAGCAATGGATGTTGCTATTGGTAGTAATCAGCATGTTGTGAGATTAGGACAAGAAATAGAAATCCGTCCTAGATTTAAAGATTTATATATTAACAGTTTCAAGCATATTCAAAATGCATTAGAAAGTTTAGCTCAAGTTCAAGCAGATTCTACTTCGTTAGATCGTGTTACTGAAGCAATGAATACGTTTGTAAATATTACTGATGACGGCGACAGCAGTGCTATTGTAATTGACTTTCCAAATCATGCAGCAGCTTCTGGCACATACAATCCAAAAGATGCTAAGGATCAATTAATTGCAAACAAAGACTTTTTGGTAGCTGAATTTATAGCATTCATACAAAATGATAATCCATCATTTACATTTGACCAAGCACAATTTGAATTAGACTTCGAACGAATTGTAGATGCACTAACTTTTGATATTTTGTATGGCGGTGACAGTGCATTGGTGCAAGAAACAAAATATTACTACAATAATTTTGACTTCACAGCACTATTAGATACCGAGTTACAAACAATGGTAGATGCATTTGCAAGAATGCGTTTTGTAATCGGCAGAGTTGTAAGAGGGCAATTTGTTACAAAGACAACAGGCAATGCAGAATCGCAAGACTTTTCACAACTTAATGCAACCCAAAGCGAATCAGCTACGTTAGATGCACTTCTTTTCAATACACAAGATGTAATTGAAAATTTAACTCTAAGCAGACTGCCTGCAACAAAAACATATCCATTATTTGAACAAGAGCCGCAAGGACAACAAGATGCAGCAAACACAATACTAGGACAAGTCACTTCTATAATTTCTAATGCAGAAGCAGATATAGTTGCAACTTATCCTACATTAACATATAATGTAGATAAATGTAAAAGAGATGTTGGTTATATAATTGACGCAGTTTATATTGATGCGCAATTAGAAACTAATCATAATAGTATAACAGCAGGTCTTGCATATCACAGAGCCAATACTGCATATCTTGACGTAGAACAAAAGCCAGCAACTATAATAGCACTATTAGAAGCGAAAAGACTGAGCAAATTAGCAGCAGCAAGAGATGCAACTTTTGCAAACAGGGTAGATGCGCTGTGGGAAGATGTAATTAATCTCATACAATATGACCAGTTGCCAAGCGAGGGCACCGAATACACTGTGCCTGGACCAGCAAGTAACGAATTGGTTTATACAAGAGATCAATTAGTTGGCAACAGAGATTTCTTAAAAGCAGAAACTACTGCATATATAAATGACAATTACTTTGTTTACGACCAAGCAAAATGCGAAAGAGATACAGGATTAATCATTGATGCAGCATATTTTGATGCAGCGTTTGGCACAAATTATAATCAAGTAACAGCTGGACTTTCATACCAACGTGCAAACAGTGCTTATGTTCAAAGCGATCAACAAACACAAACAGTAGGTGCAATTAACTTTGCCAAAGGAGAAGCAAGCACTGCCACTGCAGGAGACGCTACAGCGCAAACTAGAGTAGAAGGTGCATTTGACGAAGTTGTTGATATTATACAAAACGGTAATACCAGCACAGATGATGCTGCTGATCCACTAGTATTTCCAACCGCAAATGCTGTTGCAACAGCGGCAGCACAAGAAGCAGCATTACAGTTACAAAACAACAGAGCATTTTTAGCAGCAGAAGCAGTTGCATTTATTGACAACAATTATGTAAACTTTACATACGATAGTGCTAAATGTGAAAGAGATGTGGGTTTAATGTTAGATGCAGTAGCTCTAGATACTGCACTTGGAACAAATTACAACAGTGTTACAGCTGGTCTTGCATATCAAAGAGCAAGTAGCAGTGTTGTGCAAGATGGGCAATTGCTACAAACCAAAGCAGCAATTGAGTATTTGCGTGACGAAACTGTTTTATTAGGATTTACATCTGCTGCTGAACCTAGAGTTATTGCAGGTTTTAACGAAATACTTGACATTTTGGAAAACGGTGTAGTTAGCACAGATACAGCAGCAGATCCGTTAGTATTTCCATCTCCTACAGGAGGAAGCTCAGACAAAGTTGCAGCTAAAGCACAACTTATTCAGAATAAAAATTTCATTATAGATGAAATTGTTTCATGGATTGCCAACAACTTTCCAGCTTTAACTTATGATCAAACAAAATGTGAAAGAGATGTAGGATACATTGTTGATGCATTATGCCACGATGTTTTATACGGCGGTAACTTTGCAACACGCACTGTAGCAAATAGTTACTTTGTAGATGGTGTAGGACAACTAGGCGATGCATCGGAAGAAACAGCAACAGCCGCAGCGTATGAACGATTAGCAGATATTGTAGGAGATATTGTTATTGGTGCAAATGTTGTTCCTTCTCCTGCAACAACAATATTACAATCTAATCCGGTAGAAGGAAATGCAAGTTCTACAGAAGCAGATGAAGTATCAGGCTTAGTTCAGGTAATAAGGCAAGTTATTTCAGATGGTGATTTAACAAGTTTGCCAGCAGAACAATTACCAAGTGTGCTTTGGGCTGATGTTGTTTATCAGCAAGGCTACAACACAATAAAAGGTAATAAATCAACTTTACAAACAGATGTAACAACATTTATTAGTGATTCTTTCCAGAGCTTTACATTTAACAGCGATAAATGCAATAGAGACACAAAATATATTGTTGATGCATTGACATACGATATACTTTATGGTGGTAACAGTGCAAGTGTAGAAGCAGCAAGAAGTTATTATGTTGGAACATCAAATCAAGTTGCAGGACAGCAAACCGAAACAGCAAATGCGTTAGCGTATGTTGCTACACTATTAGGCGATGTGTTATTAGATGTTGCAGTAGCTAATCCTGAACAAACAGACGAAACGCAAGATGTAAGTGCCGGAGCAGCTAGTGCAACAGAAGTTACCAAAGCTCAATCATTGTTGCAAACGTTCCAAGATGTAATTGTTAACGGTGTTGACAACCTTCCTACAAAGACACTGCCAGATTTAACATCAACAGATGCAGGTGTAAAAACTGCAATTGATAATTTAAATGCTGAAAAATCTACTATTATTACAGATACAATCGGCTTTATTTCTACAACATACAACGGATTTAGTTACGACGAAGACAAATGTGAGAGAGATGTAGGTTACATTGTTGATGCAGTAGTGCATGATGCATTATACACAGGTAACTTTGCAACATTAGTTGCAACAAACGCTTACTTCTTAGGTGCAGCACAATACATTCCACCTAGTCAGGTGTCTCAAACTGTTGCAGCATTTACTCACTTGAAGCAAGTTGCTGGTGAATGTATTAAGGGTATAGCAGTTACTCCAACAGCAGGAAATAATGAATCTCAGTTCTTAGGAGGCAATTACGGAACTACAGTAGAGGAAACTATTGCAGATGACTTGTTTGATCTTGTTATAAATGCTATCAATACAGGCGGCACTGTTGGTCCTGAGTATTCACAAGTATTGCCAGACTTTAGTTGGCTATCTGAAGGAACAAAATTGGTTGCATCTGAATTGTTAGCTTCTAAGGCAACAACACAAGACGCTGTAATTACTTACATTACTGATAATCTAATTGGTTTTTCATATAATGTAGACAAGTGTCAAAGAGATACAGGTTATATTATAGATAGTGCATTATACGATATGATGTATGGCGGTAATAAGCAAACACGAAGAGCAGGCGAGGCATACTATAATGGTGCTATATTAGGTGCAGCAAAAGTAGGAAATGCTGATCAAGTCCTAGTAACTGCATATACATATTACCATTTGGCAAATGTAATGCAAAAAGTTGCAAACAACGAACCAATCACACCTAGTTACAATAACCCACTTACACAAGATGTTAGTATTCCTGATGGAACAACAATAGGTGGTGATACCTTGAAGCTGCTAGTAGACAGAGTTGGTCTTGCAGTGCAACAAGAATATGTCACAGGATGGACTGAACTTGATCATAATTATGCATTAGGCAGCAGTGCGTTTTTAGCAGACAGAAATACAATACTTGCAGCAGAAGACACTATTGTTGATACAGCTATTGCAGATCTAAACTTGACATTTGGTGGTATTGCAAACATCAATATTTTCCCAGGATTAATAAGTGTAACAACAGACAAGCAAGGATCGTTATACAACGTATCAACCGTATCTACATCAGGACATGCGTTTGAATATGTTGGTGCAGGGATAACATACAATGCACTTCCATTCTTTGGCGGAACTGCAATACCTGAAGAAGAAATCAAAGAATCAAACCAAGGTAAAATATTTGCAGGCGGAACAGTTGACCAAATTGGTAACTTTAGAGTTGGTAACTTCTTTGGAGTAAACGCACTAGACGGTAGTATAACACTTAATGCGAACCAACTAGATCTAAGTGGACTTACAAGCATTGGTCCACTAATAAGAGAAGGTGTTCCGGTTGGTGTAGAATTAAAAGAAATAAGCAACAATCCTGCACTATTAGCAAGTAATGGCGCACAAGATGCAAATACAGCGCCTACACAATTAGCTGTTGCACAGTATGTTGAGAACAGATATTTAAATAAATTAACAGGTGGAACAGTAAACGGTTCTACAACATTTGATATAGATGTTACAGTTGATGGCAATTTAATATTAACCAACAATGATTTAGAAGTGCAATACGGCGGAACAGGTGTAAGCACATTTACTGAAGATGGTATATTATACGGTGACACTGCTAACCCTTTAAAAGTTACAGCAGCAGCAGGTAGCGCTGATGCAACAGACAGTTTTCAAATACTCACTGTAACAAGTGATGCCGATAGCACTCCAATATGGACTGATACAATTGATGGTGGTAGCTTCTAAAAAGCTGCCACTTTTACTCCTATGATAAATAACATTATAACGATTTCTATCGTATAAAAACGGGCGTCTACATAGACCTGACCCAGACCTAAATAGGAGGCAGTTGCAAATGGCAACAAAGATTAGACACAAGCGAAGTGCGGTCGCGGGTAAACAACCCCTAGTATCTCAATTAGATTCAGGTGAATTAGCAATCAACACAGCAGACGGTAAAGTATTCTTACTGCGTGATGATTCAACTGTGCAAGACATAACACGCCGTATATTTGACGGCGATACAGAAATTACCATCGACGATCAAGGAGATAGCGCAGCAGCAGAAATTAATATTAGGGTAAACGAACAAGACACTGCTCAATTTACAGCAGCAGGTATGAACTTGTTCAACGATCTTGATATTGAAAATGCAAAAACTGTCACATTTAAAGAACTTACAGCATCTGGAGATGATGGTGTAGGACTGAAAGCACCAGATGTTCTAGACTCAGGTTACACAATGACATTGCCTCCGTCACGTGGTTCTGTAGGTCAAATTTTAGCCACTGACGGCAACGGACAATTATTTTTCCAAGACTCAGACATTTTTGGTGGTAACGTAGTTTATGTTTCGCAAGAACAAGGTGATGACGCCAATGATGGACAGAGCGCTCCGGTAAAAACTGTTAAGAGAGCCTGCCAAATTGCTTCCGGGTTGGTTTACAATGCAGACGGCACAATTAACTTTAAACGTGTTAACATCAAAGTTGCGGTTGGTGACTACACAGAACAAAACCCAGTTATTGTTCCAGATAACACAGTTATCAAAGGTGACGGTTTGCGTGGTTGTATTATCCGTCCTGCAAATGCTAACTTGGACATGCTACGTGTTCGTAACGCATGTTATTTTGGTGAATTTACATTCCGTGACGGCATTGATAGTAACAATGTTCCGACTATTACAGCAGACTATGCTGTGGCATTTGATGATCCGTTTGATACAGTTATTACAGACCGTGCAGATTATACAAACTTACCTGACACTAGACCAACAATTACTACTTCGCCCTATATACAGAACTGTTCGATTATTTCATTCTTAGGTATGAACGGTGCAAAGATTGACGGTAGTAAAGTTGAATCGCCCAACGTTCCTTTGTTTGGTATCGAAGCTGAAAATCCAGTAATTGGTGCTATACCTGAACAAGGTAAGTCAATGGTTGCTAACGCCTTTACTATTTTGTCATTTGGCGGAACAGCATGGCGCCTAACCAACGATGCATATGCACAGATCGTGTCTTGTTTTGAAATCTTCCTACTCAACGGTGTTTACTGTCAATCAGGTGGATATTGTTCAATTACCAACTCTGCTACAAACTTTGGTTTATATGCACTAAGAAGTAGCGGTTTCTCACCTAAGGCATTCCAATTTGACAGAAGTTTTGTTACAGCAACTGGTAGCAGTGAAGGTAAGCAAACAGTTAGTATTGTAGGTATCAATCGTGATGCACCTGTTGAAGAATTTGTTCTACGTTTTAGAGAATCAGATAATAAAACAGCGCATGATTTATTACTTTTGAATAAAGATCTTATTGCTGACGATACTGTAACATATATCAACAACCAGATTGCAGCAGCAACACCAAGTATATGGGCCGGATTCACATACAATGAAGCTAAATGTCGTAGAGATGTCCAATTATTATTAGACGCAATAAGATATGACCTTTTATTTGATAGTAATCATAGAAGTGTAAGTGCTGCACTCAGATACTTTAGCGGTAGCTTCTCAAACTTTGCAGATCAAAAAGATCAACACATTGCTGCATTTGGCCAAGCAAAAACATTTACCGCAAATTATATCACTGATGCTACAGCAACTTCTAGAGCAAATGCTCTATGGGATGAAATAATAGATATTATTACCAATGGTGATGCTAATACTGTGCCAGGTGACAGTGTTGCAGCAGCATATTCAAGACCAACGCCAACAGGCGGAAGTGACAATGCTAGTGACAGCGGATTTGCTAATGCTGTAACACAATTGATCAACAACAAAGATTTTATTGCTGCTGAAGTAAATGCGTGGATTAATACACAAATTGCAGGTGACATTGAACCGTTTGCTATTGGATTTGTTTACAACGAAGCAAAGTGTTTAAGAGATAGTAAGTTAATTGTTGATGCATTGTTATATGATTTGACATATGGCGGTAATTTACAAACAAAAATTGCAGCTGATGCTTACTTTATTGACGGCACTGCACAATATGGAACAGGACAACAAGAAGAAACTGTAGCTGCATATGGCAGACTTAAAGAAGTTGTATCACAGGTTATTGTTGAAACAGCAGTAAGTGTCAGTGCAGGAAATGCAGAAACACAAGACACAAGTGCAGATGCAGGTAGTGCTGGCGCTGCTACATATGCAGAAAACAGAATACAGGAAATAAGAGATTTTATTGGCAGTGTAGGCGCAACGCCAGTAACAGTAATAGAACCAGATATTTCGTGGACATCTGCAAGTTTACAAACTGCGTTTTATGAACTAGACGAAGAAGGCAGAATAAACATATCACAAAATGTTACACAGTATATAAACGAACAGATACAGGCTAACATTTGGTATGGATTTACATATGATGAATCAAAGTGTAACAGAGACACACAACTTATTGTCGAAGCGGCTGCAAAAGATACATGGGATACTGGTAACAGATATTCACGTAGTGCTGGTTTAGCCTACTACACCCAAAACTTGCAAGACAGTTCACGTATTAGTATTAGTGGGCAAGAATTACAAACAATTGCAGCAATAGATTATGCTAAAACAGAAGCAATAACATATATTTCAAGTTTATCAGCAGCAGTGCAAAACTTTGTAGGATCTAGATTTGATATTGTTACAACTATTATAAACGATCCTGATGATTTACCAGATCCAACTGAAGTTAGTTCAGAAGGCGATGTAACAAACAACTTCAAAACAACACCAACTGAGACTACTTTCAATGCTGCTACAGAAGTAAATGCAACAACAAATATATTTACAATTACAGGACACGGATTTACAAACGGTCAAAAAGTTATTTACGATCCAAATGGTAATGCAGTAATTCAAGGACTTGACGACGAACAGCAATACTACATCAAACTGTTAAGCGAAGATGAATTTACACTAGCGTTTGACGATAGTTTGGATTTTAATGTTAACATTATTGCTGCAAGCACAGGAACACACAAGTTTTTCTCAGACGTTATTGAATTTTTTGTAGAAGAAATTTTAAGCTCGCATACAACATATCAAACACTTGAACTTGAATCAGGTTCAGAAACATTTGAATTTGTTCCAGGAAGGGCTATCACAGGCACAACTGGTTCTAATAATAACAGTGCTATTGTTTACAGCTGGGAACCAAGAATTCGTAGACTTATTGTCAGTATTGAAGAAGTTGCGGTTGGACAGAGCTTGTTACGTATTCAATTTGACGAAACCAGCACAATCGATTCAGATCATGCTGCTTCGCCTAATACAACAATTGGCGTAAACGAAGCAGCTACAAAGTTAGGATTAGGCACTGCAACATTTAGTGTAACTGCTACTGACGGTAGTTCTAGCTTGACAAACTTGCCTAACTTGCCAGAAACACAGTGCTGGTTCCACAGACCTTCTGTTGTCAACTCATCTGCACATACTTGGGAATACGCAGGTTCAGGAACAGACTATAACGCTCTACCACAAAACGGTGGTAACACAAGATCAGAATATGAACAGTTTGAAGAATTACCAGGACGTGTTTATTCATCAGGAACAAACGAACTTGGTGACTTTAAAGTTGGTGACTTTATTACAGCGTTCAACAGAACTGGTAACATTACATTTAGAAACAAAGTGCAGGTGGACGAACTTGATGCTTTGAGACTTAGCTTGTCAGATGTTGCTATTGAAGAAATTTCAACCAGTGTTAACTTGGGCGACGATGAAATTGGTGGACCAAGTGATGGCAGATTGTCAACACAGTTAGCAGTTAGAAGCTTTATTTCAAACAGGCTAGGCGGCTTTGTTGACAAAACTGTATCTACTGCGGCTGTTCCAGGTGCTATTGTTCAGTTGAACGTTAACGGTCAGCTCAACCCTGATTTGATTCCTGCCACAAGACAGTTTACAAACACAAACACAAATGGTTACCAATCAAGATTAGAACAAGTAGATGATATTCCTGCTATTGATTTGAAAGCTGGTGATATTGCTACAGAAAACTATGAGCAAGTCGAACTTACATTATCAGCTAATACATTCAATGCATCCGACGGTGATACTATTACACAACCTGGTGTAACAGGTGCCATAGGATATGCAAAAGGTAATTATGCTTTAAGCGGAAATGTAATTGTTGTAACAATTGGAGGTGCATGGGACGACACAGATGATTCAACTGGCGACCCATGGGAGACAAGCTCAGGAAATATATTTGTCAATGGCGTAGATTCCGGTGTAAGTATTAACTCAAAAGGACCAAGCACAGAGATTGTTGACAACTGGTTCCTACGTAGTTCAAATTCAAGCCAGTTCTTGGTATTAGACCCAACTCAAAATTATACGTTTACAGTAGATGATACATGTAGTTTGACATTTGCTGAACGTAACAGCGATGTTGCTACTGTAACTACCAGTGCAGCTCACAATTTACAAGTAGGCAATACAGTTCAAATTTTGAACACAACAGATGAAACTTACAACGAAAATGGACTTGTGTTGAGTGTTCCTAGTTCTACAACATTTACGTATACTAACGTAGACAGTGCTGATCCTACAAAAGCAAGTGCAGCAGCAACAGGAACAGTTAGAACTATTGTTACCTCTGCAGACGGTAATGCTCAAGGTGCTGTAACAGAATTCCGCAGCGGTATTGCTGTAAACGTAGACAACGCAAATATCGTAGGCGGTAGCGGATATACTCCTGTGTTAGGAAATTTAGTTTACGAATCAGTGCCTTTACAAGCCAAAACAGGATCGGGAACAGGTGCTAAAGCAAACATCACAGTCACAGCAGGACAGGTAACAGATGTTGATGTTTCAAGAGGTGGCACCGGCTATGCGGTTGGTGATTTACTAGAAGTAAATGCTAGCGATGTTGGTGGCACAGGTAGTGGTTTTGAAATTGAAGTAACATCTATTGAAAAACGTGCATATGTAAACATTTTAGGCGGTGAACTATTTGTCGCTAGTGCATCATCATTAGACTTTGTTGAAGACAACACTGCTGTTGCAACATCAAAAGATATAAATCAAGATGATGTAATTACACACAACTTTTTAGCAGGTGACACAAGCGGTGGAGGTGCTGTAAATTATACTACATATAGGATAACAATAACAAACCACGGTTTTGGTAACGGCGATCCTGTATTTTACGACACACTAGGCAATGTTCCGATTGGCGGATTGCTAAACGAACAAGTTTATTATGTAAAAGTAATTGATGCAAACACTATCGAATTGTATGAAGGATTTGCGCTGCTTAACCAAGTTGAATTTACAAGCACGCCTGCTAACAACAATCATAATATTACTCGTCAGACAATTAACATTACTGACAACAGTGTAATTGTAGAAAACCACGGATTAACAACAGGCGATGCAATACGTATCGAGTCATTGTCAGATGGTTCTACATCAAATGAATTGTTTAGCACCGGAGGTGCTGGTGGACCAGTAGATAGTGGCTCAAGGTTCTTTGTTGGATCGGTAACAACCAACTCATTTACACTTCATGCACTGCGTTCAGACGCATTAAGCAGTATCAACGATTTGGTTACAAATGCGCAAGACATTACCACTACAGGAACAGGTAGTGCAGAGGTTATTGTTAACAATGTTCAAGTTGAAAGTGTTATCAACACTTCAAGCAGATTGATTGCAAACTGGAACACTCTTGCTGTTACAAACATTGACGCAGAAAATATTATTTCTGGAACAATATCTCCAAGTAGACTTGGTTCCAGTGGTGTGCCAAACTCAGACAGCTTCCTAAGAGGTGACAGTGCATATGCTACTGTGGTCCAAAGTTTGAAAGTTGCAACGACAACAGACAATCCAATCACACTTACAGGATCTAGTTTAAGTGGAGAGTTTTACGGTGATCCAGTTAACATTGGTATTGCTAATGCCGATTATGATCCACTAGGAACATTTTCTACACTAGGAACAAGTAGGTTCTTACAGACACAATTTGATGTAAACACAGATGGTAGCGGCGAAGTATTCATTAAAGATGGAGTTGTTGATGCCGGCACATTAGACAGCTTGGATAGTGCTTACTTCCTAAACCCCGCAAACTTGACTAGCTTAGTGCCAGTAACAAGAGGCGGAACAGGCATTGGCACATATTCTATTGGTGCTATACTATATGCACAATCTGCTTCTACACTAAATGAATTACAAATTGGAAGACAAAATACTTTCTTAAGGTCAAATGGCACAGAACCAGAGTGGGGAACAGCACTTGATCTTGCTGAAGGATTAGATGTTGGATCTGCATCACTTACATCGTCAAGCACCGGCGCTGGTAGACTGTATAATACAAATGTAACCAGTTTAGAAATTGGCGGAGATGCAACAAACATTTCAATCGGCAGTGCATCTGGTTCAAGAAATTTATTTACGTTTATTGCTAGCTATGAAGCAACAATATCGAGAGATGTCGTAGTAAATTTAGAAACAATAAATCAAAACGCAGCAGATGTAGCACAAAACGGTGATAAAGAAATTGTTATGGCAGATACCACAGGTATATTAGCTGGAATGATTGTTACCGGCAGTGCAAGTATTCCTGCAAATACAACAGTTAGTGGTGTTACAGACGATGCGATTTATTTAAGCGTGGCAACCACCGGATCAATATTGTCTGGCACAACATTAGCATTTACATATACTCCTTATACACTAGGTATAAATCCTGGAGACAGAATCAATATTGGCAGTAGTGGAGTAACTAACTTAGACGGAACATGGCCAGTAAGCGGTGCAACAGATACTGCAACATCGTTTACTATTAGAACAGATGATCTTGTTACAGCAGATCCACTTGATGTGCCAGCTGGAACTGCTACAATCAATGGAAATTTGATACTGCGTAACGAAAGTATTGTTATTGGACAAGCAGAAACAAGTGCAACTCCTAATGACGGTATTATAAAAGGTGTAGACGGACTAGGAACCAATGTAGAAGGCGGCGACCTTACAATACAAGGGGGTTTAGGAACAGGATCTGCAACCGGAGGAGATGTTGTAATTTCTACTGGTGATATAGGTTCTTCTGGAGATACAAAAAATACATCACAAGTTAGAATTAGGGTCAATGCCGGCGGCGTTACAGAAGTAACAGGATATACAAACTTCTCAAGTAGTGGTGCTATTAAATTACCTGCTGGTAACACAGCAGCAAGGACATCTCCACCAGCAGCAGGCGATGCTCGTTTCAACACAGAAACCGTTGGTTTTGAAGGATACGATGGAACTGCATGGGCACCATTAGGTGGTGTAAGAGATGGCGATCAAGACACATACATCATTGCAGAAACTAGTGCAGGAGCAGATAATGATGATTTAGATTTCTACACAGCAAATGTGCAAAGATTACAAATTGATCAGGACGGTGATTTTAGATTTGGTGATAGCATTAATAAAGTCATAATGGATTGGGCAACTGGTAACACACAGATAGCAGGCGATTTGACAGTCACTGGTGATTTACAAATTGATGGCACAACCACAACCATCAATTCAACCACTTTGCAAGTAGACGATAAAAATATTGAATTAGGCACTGTGGCTTCTCCTACAGATGCAACTGCAAACGGTGGCGGTATAACACTAAAAGGTGCAACTGATCACACTATTACTTGGAGTAATGCAAATGATAGTTGGGACTTTAGCGAACATGTTAATGCAGCAGCCAACAAAGAATTTAGAATTGCAAACACAAGCGTTTTAAATGCAACCACACTAGGTGCGAATATTATAAACAGTAGCTTACAAACCAGTGCAATGACAACTGTAGGCGTGCTAGACTCTGGTAGTATATCAAGCGGATTTGGCAATATAGATATTGGCACCAGTGTCTTTACAGGTAGCGGAAGTGGGTTAACCACACTTAATGCAAGTCAGCTTACTTCAGGAACTGTTTCAGGTTCTAGACTAGGCGGAAATCAAACTATGTCTGGAATAAAAACGTTCAGTGATACAAGCTCTGCCACATCAACTACAACAGGTGCTATACGTGTCAGCGGTGGTATGGGCGTAGCAGGTGCATTATATGCTGGTAGTTTGAACACAGCAAACGGAAGCGGAATTGACAACTTAAATGCAAGTAACCTAGATAGTGGAACTGTGCCAAATGGTAGAATAACAGGTATTTACAGTAACTTAACTGGAACAGGCGCATTAAACCAAGGTAGCATTACAAGCGGATTTGGCAACATCAATATTGGCACAAGCACATTTACAGGTAACGGTAGTGGACTTACAAACGTAGATGCTGAAACATTAGATGGTATTGACAGCACAGGGTTTGTAGCTGTTGGTGGCGATGTAATGACCGGACAACTACAGTTCAACAACACATCAACTGCAAGTTCAAACAGTATTAGATTTGGACCAGGGCCGGCGGGCAGTGACGATGCGCACATTGAATGGATGGGCGGAAGTAATGCCGGAAAGTTAAGAATATCAACCTCGGACGATACTGGAACAGAAGCTATCGAATTTGGCGATTATGATAATACCGACCGAGGCGGCACATTTACACAGTGGCTGAACATGAATCGCACTACATTCACATGGCAAGGAAACACAATTTGGCATGCTGGTAATGACGGACCAGGTTCCGGTCTTAATGCAGATTTGTTTGATAACCTAGGCAGTGGGTCGTTCTTGCGCAGTGATACAAATGACAGTTTCTCAGGAACACTTAGTGGATCTGGTGCTATCAACATCAGTGGTAATATCACAGGCAATGTGTTCACTGGAGACGGTAGTGGTCTAACAGGTATTAGTGCTGACGATGCAAACACACTAGACGGATTAGACAGCACAGCGTTCTTGCGTAGCAATGCTGATAACGATAGTGCAAGTGGTAGATACAGCACCAGTGGAACCAAAATTGAAGCAGGTAGAGGCACAGGTAGTGTTGCAATGACAACCAATGATGGGTATGGTAATGCTAACCTTTGTTTCAACCACGACAGTGGTGTTCCTGATATAAATGGTTCAAGTGCTAGGATTGAGTCAAGTGTTGATAGCAGCACTCAAACTATGACTTTTGAAGTTGGTAACAGCACCTCAAATGGTGTGGCTGTAAGTTTAAACACAAAAATGACTATTACCACAGGCAGTGTTGCTGTTACTGGAAATTTAACAGCAACAGGCGAAGTAACTGCTTACTCATCAGATGAACGTCTTAAAGAAAACTTTGCACCAATAGAAAACGCTTTAGACAAAGTCAAATCTTTAAATGGATTATATTTTGATTGGAAGCCAGTTATAGATGAGCTAGGATTTGAACCAGATAACAAGACTAGAGATGCAGGTGTTATAGCACAAGAAGTGCAAAAAGTATTACCGCAGGCTGTAGCATACGCTCCGTTTGATACACGTTATGAAGTAAATGACGATACAGGAGAAATGGAACGTCATAGCATAAGCGGTGAAAATTATTTAACTGTTAAGTATGAAAAAATGGTTCCGTTGTTAATTGAAGCAATTAAAGAACAACAAAATGAAATAGATGAACTCAAGGAGATGGTTAAAAAACTACTCGATAAATAAGACGATAGCCGGATTTGCCGGCTATCTTTCTTGACATATTTTAAATAGTGTGTTAGCATATTAAATAAGAAACGGGAATATAATGGCATTACCTCCAACCGGAAGCACAATTACAATGAGTCAGATCCGCAATTATTTTGGATCTTCGACCACCCCTATCAACTTAGGAGGCACGTTGGGCCCATTTATTGGCATTTCCAATGGTAATCCATATCTATGAGCGCTAGCTTTGGCGGTTATTATTTCCCAGCAACATAATAGGAGTATACTATGAAAACACTATACGAAGTCTTAAACGTAGACTTGGCTGAACACTATACAAAAGCACGTAAGAAATTTGCTTTAGAATCTTTGTCTTTAGAGGAAACTTTAAAAACTGAAGCAACCGCAGCTATTGATGCTATGGATATTCCAGAAGATGATGACAGTCATCACTGGATTCAAAAATTTGGTAGAGCCGCAGGTGCTGATCTTTTAACATTAGGAAAGGTGCAGCCTGAAAACATGTTAGCCATGGCCAATCTCGGAGAAGAAGATTTTCAAAAAGCAGTGAAAGTTGCAACTACATCAGCCCGCAGCATGAACACGTTAACTGTAGAAGCAGAAAAAGAACTTAATCAAGAGACAGCACCAACACTTTAATGAAATTAAGTATATGTATTCCTGCACGGGATCAGGTTCATACTGTATTTGCACGTAGTCTTGCATATCTCACTGGTAAACTTACTGAGAAAAATATAGATTACGAGTTGCATATTGTATCCAGCAGCGTGATTTCGGAATCTAGAACTAGGTTAGCAAATGAAGCATTAGATGCAAATGCTACCCATATGCTTTGGCTAGATACTGATTTACATTTTCCGCCCACTGTTGCAGATAAATTCTTACGACACAATAAGGATATTGTAGCAGCTAATTACAGCACACGATACAGTCCTTATCAATCTGTTGCATTTACAAATCCTAATAACATTGAGGAAAGGTTAAATGCAACATCAGGTATGCACAAAGTTTGGGCAGTTGGTATGGGTTGTATGATGACCAAAGCAGAGGTATTTTCAAAAATACCAAAACCGTGGTTTGCACATCAGTATAATAAAGACACTGATAATTTCAGTGGAGAGGATATATATTTTTGCAACCAAGCATACGACAATGATATACAAATTTGGATTGATGCAGATGTAAGTATGCAGATGGCACATATAGGAATAAAGGCTAATACATTATGAGAGCTATAGACAAATTTGAACGTTACGGCAGTCATATTTTTAATGGACAAGACTATTTAAAAAATCATATTTTAGATAAATTTCCTGTGGTGTATACAGAGGATACAAATAATTATAAACAAATTTGGGAAAGTGATCAATATAGCAATTACGAATATGTTTGGTTAGTAGATTCAAATATTAAAACATTTGATACATTTCCTTGGTATTTCAAACCTAAAGAAACTACCGAAATGAATATACACAAATTTCCTTATGTATACAAAAATAGCAACAAGGTTATTAGTGTAGATAAAGTAAAGCTAATTCCTACACAACAAGGCAAATACAAAGACAAACTGCACAATTACATTTGCGGACAGTATGATCCCTACTTTGGCAAAGAAAAGTTTGATATATTTTTGATCAGCGACGATGTTGATCAAAAACAATGGGCAATAGACAATATAGAAAATGTTCAAATAGTTGATACATTTTATGATGCTCAACAACGTTCTTTTACAGATATGTTCTGGGTAATATGGAATGATACTATACCTAGAAATACATTTAAATTTTCTTATGTGCCAGATGATTGGAGTTTAGACTATGTGCATACATTTGGAAATGGAGACTTAGATCAGCTAGACGGTATTATCTTGTGTCCAAAAAATTACAAAATAACTGAAAAAGAATTAGAGCATAGATTTTATGCAAATAAAAAAGAGATACGCATAATAGCAAGTGATCCTAAACCATATGATGTATTCAAGATCAACAATTATGATGATTATCTGCATGCCTGCAAGTATTCACACTCTACAATGTTTTGGGGAATACCGGATTGTATAGATATTGTAAATCAAAATATTTTTGAAACGTATATTAGTCATCATGATAAATCATATAGAAATCAAAATCATGTTTACAAAAACGGAACACGTTTTGATGGAATGGTATTATACAGTAAAAATAGTCCTGTTTCAGAAAAAGAAATAAAATATAAATTTATCGCATCACGAATTGAGCACGATTTACTAGTAAGTAACCCCAAGCCTTTTGATCGATTTACTATTAACAGCTACGAAGATTACCTTAATGCAATGAAAGATACATCCACAGATATGTTCTGGAGTATTCCGGATGATGTATCGGTTAACGAAGACTTTGCATGGGACAAAGAATTTAACAAAGACGAAATAGACAGAAGAACAAATTACGTTTTCTTAAATGGCGAGCATAGAGACGGCGTGGTGCTGTTCAACAAATTTGAAGAAGTTACAGAAAAAGAAATTGAGAATAGATTCTATGTTAACAAGAAAGAAGTAGATATTGTTGCAAGTGTGCCAAAAAAGTATGACAGATTTACAATAGATAGTTATGAAGATTATACAACTGCATTGTATAGCAGCAAGTCTAACATGTTTTGGGGCGTGCCTAGTGATGTTAATGTGAGAGACGGATTTGAGTTTGACCTATATTTTGCTCATTATAATTCTTACGATAGAAATATAAATCATATCTTTTTCAATGATATTCATAGAGACGGAGTAGTATTGTTTAGTAAAAAAACACTAGCAACAGAAAAAGAAGTTGAAAGTAGATTTTATGTCAACAAAAAAGAATGGGATATTGTTGCAAGTGATCCAAAACCGTATCCAGTGTATAAAATAGACAATTATGATGATTATACAAAGGCATATGAATCATGTGATACAGATTTATTTTTTATACAACCTAGCGATATTATTGTAAATGATAATTTTGATTGGAATTTTTATGTAAATCATCACAATCTATACGAACGAAAAATTAATCATGTTTGGAAAAATGGCATATTTTATGATGGAATTGCTCTTACTAGTAAATCAATAAATCTAACAGAAAGGGAAATTCAGTATAGATTTTATGCTATAAAAAAAGAGCACGAAAGTATAGCAAGCAGTCCTAAACCTTTTGACATTGTGTTTATAAGTAATGGCGAACCTAACGCTGATAAAAATTACAAAAAATTATGCGATAGATTTCCTCATGCTAAAAGAATTGACAAAGTAAAAGGTATTCATAACGCACACATTGCTGCTGCTAAACTTTGCAATACCGACATGTTTTGGGTTGTTGATGCAGATGCAGAAATAATTGAAGATTTTAATTTTGATTTTCAAATCAGCCATTATGACTTAGATGGAAAGAACACTGTGTATGTTTGGAGAAGTTTAAATCCTGTTAATGGTTTAATATACGGATATGGTGGGGTAAAGTTGTTACCTAGACATCTAACTGAAAATGTTGATGTAAACTCGGCAGATATGACAACTAGTATAAGTCGTAATTTTAAAGCAATAGATGAAATGAGTAACATAACTGCATTTAATACTGATCCATTTAACACATGGAAAAGTGCGTTTAGAGAATGCGTAAAGTTGTCCAGTAGAACTATAGATAGACAAAATGAAAAAGATACAAAGTTTAGACTGGATGCATGGTGTAGTAGGGGCGAAGATAAATCATTTGGCACGTTTGCACTTGAAGGCGCCCGTGCAGGAAAATTATATGGAGAAAAATATAAAAATTCTCCAGAACAATTATCAAAGATAAATGATTTTGAATATTTACAAGATCTGTTTAAGCGATCATATCCACAAGTTTAATTACTGTATCTAACTTGTTTAAATTTGTTTTATTACGTAAGGTATTGTTTAATCCTTGATGCAATGGTTTTGGCCATTTTTTGAATGCAACCCATGCATATCCATCGTGTTCTTTGTTCAATGCTGGAATAAACTCCTGTTCTACAACACAAAGATATGTATGAAAGAAAAACTGCTGATCGTTAGAAATAAAACTTTCCAGTGGCACCGTCTTTTTTATTAAAGGAATTTCTCCAATTTCCTCTTCAATTTCTCTTTGCAATCCTTCCCATGGAGTTTCGCCGTCTTCGTTTGTTCCGCCAACAAGTCCCCATAATTCTTTATGTTTGCCTTGAGTTCTATGTAATAATAAAAATCTTTTTGTTTTTAAACTATAAAAAAGAGTTCCGCTACATATAATTTTTTTGGTGCTCATACAGTAGTTATTTTACAACACTAAATCCCAAGTTCCATTTGAATAGTATCCGTCAATACTACGTTGCCAGAAATAACCATTAAAGTAATATTGCTTATTAGTTGTGAGATTAGTTGAATAAACAATGTCATCGGTTTCACTTGCATCAAATACAATATTCCAATTGTTTCCGTCCCATTCAACTATATCGTAATGATCGGCAATAAAATCTTCGCCTCCGGTTCCTTTCCATGCATCAGCGCCATCATGATTCATGTGTAGCACATACCTAATTTTTGCATTATCAGGCGCTGTATTATCAAGTTTAATTGTATACTTGTCATCTCTATTAATAGCTGTAGATGTAACCTTTGTTCCATTTACAAACACGTCATGTCCATATACTATATCAAAATCTGTATCCGTGTTAATTATATTATCAGGCAAAGTAAATGTTTGTCTTCTTTCTACTTTGCCACCAATGGGTGCAAGCATTAATAATCTTGTTCCGTTTGGAATATCTGCAAGTGTTGTGCCAAATGTTTTTATAGGATGGAAAGTTCTTGGATTTATAATGTAATCAAGTGTGCCTTCTAAAGATGCACTTCTTGCTGGACCAGGAATAAGGGTGTCTTGAGGAAGTGTGTCAATGTCCCAATCAATTTCTAATGTAAACTTATCTCCGTCTTTTATTACAAAAGTTCCTACTACTGGATTAATTAACTCTGCTCTTTTTAATCTTATTTGACTTATACCAGGTTGATATGTTGCAAACTCTTCAGATTCGATAACGTGTTCCCATGTTATATCTCCAATACGCAACTGTTTGTTAATTGCAAGGCGTGCAGTTTCGTCTTCTACTATTATATCAAAATTGCGATAAGTTGTTACAACAGGAGATTTTACACTTACCGCTGCATCGCTAGAAATACCAAAAGTATTTCTAGGTCTAGTGTCATCATCAGGATCTACTATGACATCATCATATGTTTGCGTATTGCCTGACAAATCATTTGTCACTGCTGTTTGGCCTTGTGCTCCAGTATTTGTTTGTCCAGCATTTATTACACTGCCATCTGGTAATATTGTAATATCCTCTGTATTAGTAACATCAGTTCCTGTATCAGGATTAAACCCTCCTAGTTCTACAGTTCCTGTATCTACATTGAATACATTAGTAATAATACTTGTAATAACACCTAGTTTCTTGACTTTGGCTGGCGGAGAAATATAAATCGGAGCAGTAAAGGCCATAGTGGCTACATCAATATCTGTATCTGTTCCAGTAGGAATACTTCGGCTACTAAAAGTAAGACTATCCATATTTAGGACTGTTAAACTTGTCCAGTCTACATAATTGTCACTGGTTTGCAATTCTAAATCAGGATTGAATACCATTAATATTTGTTCCATGATTTGCAATTTTTGTTCTGTATTTGTTGACCATAAATCAACGTTTACACTCAAATTGTATGGAGTTGGGTGTAATCTTTCTACAGTGTAACCATTACCTTGAGCTGTTGTATAGGCATTTGTGTCGTAATTGTATTCTCTTTCACGCACACTTACTTTGCTTACAAAACTGCTATCACTCAAGCGAGTCCTATCCATTTCTAATCCTGTAATGTATACTGCCATACGTGGAGCACTAGGCATTTTGTTTTCGCTATTGTCACGCATTATATTAGCAACTTGTCTTGTTAAGTCTCCATACATGACCGGAACCTGTGTAAGATTGCCTTCGCTGTCTTGGTAACTTACAAAGCTGAAAGCTCTAATTATTTGACTAATATATCTGCGTATCTGTCCATCGTAAAAAAATTGCATTAGAAATCTGACCTCGGTCTAAGTGCTTTTGATATAGCCTGTCTCTCGGCTTCACGTCTAGCATACAAGTAAATATCGTATCTTCCTGTTTTTTGTATTGTTTCTTGAACACTATCTATAATAGGTAATTGAATTCGTAATTTTCCATTTCCGTCATCTAAAAATAGATCTTCATGTTCAGCAACAGCATAATCTTGTAATAATCTTGTTTCTTGATTGGTTATAGTCACATAAAGTGCTGTGGTTGGAAAATCTAACCTTGTATCAATAATTATATCACCCTCTGTTGCATTGATAACATCAGAACCAAGTTTATTGAAATACATGTAATTAGTATTATTAATAAATGTTCCTTTTTGTGTATCTCTAGTTGAATCTGGATTCATTGTAGTTCTTACATTGTCTTCAACTTTTTTCCATGTTGTGCCAGTAAAATAAAACAACCTATTTGGAAAAAAATCTTTTCGTAGAAAGTAGTCGCCTTCTGAACTTAATGCTGTCGCTGGAAAGTTAAATCCTTCTCCATAAGGAACTCCATTAGGTGGCAATCCGTCGCCAACCAGATATCCTAGATATGCACTATTAGGTGGATTCATCATTACCATGTCAGAAGTGATAAGTCCATCAGCAGTAAGTTCTGTCGTATCTGCACTTAACAAATATACTTCACCGTTTTCTCTAACTGTAATAGTAAAAAATTGTGCAGTGTCATATCCACTAGCTTTAACATCTAATTCCGCCTGCGCAATAACAGCATCGTTGATTTCCATTTCTTTATTGTATGTGCTGAGGACATCACGTAGTGTATTGCCATCCGGATTATCTTCGTCTGCAGGTAAATTTAAAATATCTTTATATTCTTGGCTGTCTACTAGTTGTTTTAATTTTAATCTATATAAATGTGGATACCAAGTTTGACTGAATCCTTCTGCTGCGCGATTCACATCTTCTACCACATAAAATCGTTTTAATGCCACGTCAAAATCATTCAATGCATACTCATCCTTCAAGTGTGGCAATTCAATTACATCACCGCTTATAAATTTTCTGCCTAATGTTTTTACACTGCTGTTGATATGAACAGTTAGAAAAATCATATCGTTGCTTAAAAATATACCAAATTGACTTAGATCAAAATCGGCATCTTGCACATTGTAGTGCCCACGCATGGTGTAAACATCTTCATCGTATTTTCTGTCTCTGTTTTCTAGAAACAGCAAATCTTGTATGTTCTTTACACTAACATTAGAGTATTGTGGTTTATCAGCTGTAGCATCGTCGTCGCTTGCTAATTTTGGACCTAGATACTTATGCACAACTACATCTGTTCCACCTACAGTGAATTGTTCAAAGATAATATTATCTAAAAAATCGTAGTCGTTACTTTTATCCGGTCTGTATAAACTTAATCGTGGCATACTATATTTATCGACACGATAAATACTATTGGAGATAAATCATGGCCGATACAACTACAGAAAAGCAAGAAATATTCAATTATGTCAACACCTTTTTAGGTGGCGGCATGGTAGACGTTGAACTTGATCCAATACATTATGATACAGCTTTAGGCAAATCATTAAGCAAATATAGACAGCGTAGCGAAAACAGTGTTGAAGAAAGTTATATAACTTTACCGTTTGAACAAGATAAAAATGAATACATACTGCCTCAAGAAATTATTGAAGTAAGAAAAATTTATAGGCGCAGTATTGGCAGTAGATTAGGCGGTAGTGCAGATGGCGGCAGTTTGTTTGAACCGTTTAACCTAGCATATACCAACACCTATTTGTTAGCAGGTAGTGGTATAGGCGGCTTGGCTACATATGATTTCTTTGCCCAGCAACAAGAATTAATAGGACGCATGTTTGGTAGCTTTATTGAATTTACATGGAACACAAGCAACAAAAAATTAACTATATTACAGCGTCCAAGAGCCGACGAAGAAGTGTTGTTATGGTGTTACAATTATAGACCAGATTTTGAGTTATACAAAGATTACAAGGCATTTCAATGGATAAAAGATTACACACTTGCTAATTGTAAATACATGCTCGGAGAAGCACGTAGTAAGTTTTCAACTATTGCCGGACCTGGTGGCGGCACTACACTAAATGGCGATGCCTTAAAAGCAGAAGCACAGCAAGAAATGGAAAAACTAGAACAAGACTTAGCCATGGCTGTTGCAGGCGGAACAGGATACGGCTTCCTAATTGGTTGACAAACAATAAATTTTCGCATAATATAAGCTATGAATAAAAAGAAACTGTTGGTAATCGGGCATGGCAGACACGGTAAGGACACTGTCTGTGAAATATTACGTGATAAGTATGGTTATAGTTTTGAAAGCAGCAGCGCATTTTGCTCTAAACTTTTTATCTATGAGCAACTTAAAGATAAGTATGGTTATGATAATGAAGCACAATGTTACGCCGACAGGCATGCTCACAGAGCAGAATGGTATGATGCTATCTGTGATTATAATGAAATTGATGGAGCTCGCTTAGGTCGAGAAATTTTTAAAGCTCACGATATATATTGCGGGTTACGCAACAAACGTGAATTTTTTGCTATGCAAAACACTGGTGTTTTTGATTATTGTATTTGGGTCGATCGTAGTGACCATCTGCCACCAGAAGGATCTGACAGCATGAGTCTTAAACAATGGATGGCAGATTTTACCATTGATAATAATTCTAACTTATCTAATTTGGAATTTAATGTAGATCAACTGATAGATTATTTACACAGTTAAACACGTATTTTACGGTTCAAAACCCCCTTTTCTCCACTGATCAGCTAAATAATAGTAATAATGACCCATAGGAGATTAAAACAATGGTAGGATTAGTATCACCAGGCGTTCAGGTAAATGTAATTGACGAGAGCTTTTACACCCCGGCCGAACCTGGCACAACACCACTTATTTTTGTAGCAACAGAACAAAATAAATTAAACGGAGCAGGAACAGGTGTAGCTGAAGGAACCCTTAAAGCTAATGCTGATAAAGTTTACTTGATCAGTTCACAAAGAGAACTTGTTGAAACTTTTGGAGATCCGAAGTTTATAACTGATGCTAATAACAACCCAATTCACGGGGGTGAACAAAACGAATACGGATTGCAGGCAGCATACTCATATTTAGGTGTAAGCAACCTTGCTTATGTAGTTAGAGCAGATGTTGACCTTGCAGCTCTTAATGCAAGTGCAATTCCAACAGCAGCCGATCCAACTGATGGCACATATTGGTTAGATACCGAGTCATCAACTTACGGATTTTTTGAGTGGAACGGCGCAAGTATATTAACAGCAGGCGGTCAAACTTTTACAAACAAAGTTCCGCTTGTAATCACAGACGAAACACAGTTAGTAGGAAATACTGCAACCAGTAGACCAAAAGGGTCAGTTGGTGCTATTGGCGATTATGCCTTGGTTGCAACCACAAATGTTGTTAAAGCATATTACAAATCTCCAGGTAATGCCACAGGCTTAACAGCTGGGCAATGGGTAGAATTAGGAAGCGCAAATTGGAAAGCAAGCTGGCCTGTTGTAACAGCAACAAATCCAAACGTAACTATTACAGCTGGTGATGCATTTGATATTACAACAAATGGCGGTTCAATTACTGTAACTGCTACAGGCGACCTTACACAATTTGTAACTGACATTAATACAGCTACAGCATCGGCATCGAATGGTGTAAGTGTAGCACTAATTGATGGTAAACTAGAATTTTATGTCGATGGCAGTGACGGAGAAATGACACTAGCTGATGGTAACAACACGCCTCTAGATACACTCGGTATCACAGCTGGACAGTATGTTACTCCAAGATTAGAAATTGCACCTCACACAGAAGTGCCAGAATACAAAACTAATGACACTACACCAAGACCAACAGGTTCTTTCTGGATTAAAACAACCGAACCAAATCTAGGTGCTCGTTGGAGAGTAAGACGTTGGAACGAAGATACTGAACTTTGGGATAGTAAAGATTCACCAATTTACGATTCAAACGTAGATGCTCTTTATGAATTAGATCGTTCTGGTGGTGGATCAAATCTAACAATAGGCGATTTATATATCCAGTCAAATGTTGCAGCTGATACAAGTCCACTAGGCACATTTAAAATCTTTGTTAGAAATGCTACTGGAGCAACCACAGTAACAACAGGCAAAATTGATACAACTACATTTACAACAGGAGCTAAGTCATTTGATATTAGCGAAAGTGATGCAGGTTCAACAACAATGAGCGCTGCTCAAACTGCAACATTTACAGCGACAGGAAGTTCAGATGATGCCGATTTAATGGCAGAAGCAATCAACGCACTAAACTTTGAAAACATTGTTGCAAGCGTTGATAGTCAAAGCAGAGTTACTATTACACACAGAGATGGCGGTGAAATACACTTTGTAGATACCAGCAATGCGCTAACAGATGCAGGCTTCACACCATATGATACTGTTGCTCTTACAGGCACACTAAACCTATATTGGCAAGATGGCGCAAGCGGCAGCAACCCAGAGCAATACAAAGCATCTCTTTGGAAGCCATTAACATATGTAGCCAGCGAAGATGCTCCAACAGCATTAGCAGCAGACGGTGCATTATGGTATAGCAGCGTTATTGACGAAGTTGATATTATGGTCCACAACGGTGAAAAGTGGGTAGGACTATTATACGATGGTGCATCAGGGCAAAGCAATATTGCAAGTCCTTACTACAATGTAGATCCAGCACAAGCGCCAGATCCAGCAGGACCATTTGTAAGAGTTACAGCACCTGAAGACGGTGATCGTTCTGATGGTGGAAATTTAGTTGATGGCGATATTTGGATTAGCACAGCAGATATTGAAAACTATCCATTAGTATATCGTTATAATGCCACATTAGCTGAATGGATTCAATTAGATGCAACAGATCAAACAACTGAAAATGGCGTATTGTTCGGCGATGCACGTTACAACACTAACGGCGCTAACAGCGACGAGCAGGGTGACATTGCTGACTTGCTAACAACCGATTATGTTGATCCAGATTGTCCAGATCCGGCACTATATCCAAAAGGTATGCTATTATGGAATCTACGTAGAAGCGGATTTAACGTGAAACGTTTCGTTCGTAACTATATTGATACTGCACAAGATAACCCACAATACGGCGCAGGCGATGGCGAATCAATGATAAACTATTATCCACATCGTTGGGTAACCGAGTCTGCCAACCAAGCAAACGGTAAAGGCAGCTTTGGCAGATTATCGCAACGTGCAGTGGTTGTGCAGCAGCTACAATCATCGGTCAACAGCAACCAAGATGTTAGAGACGAAGAAAGACGTGTATTTAACTTGATTGCTACGCCTGGTTATCCAGAGCTTATTGGCGAGATGATAAGTCTAAACTACGACAGAAACTTAACAGCGTTTGTTGTAGGAGATACTCCAGCAAGACTAACTCCAGATGCAACTTCATTAAATGATTGGGCAACAAATGCTGCACTAGCAGTTGAAGACAACGATCTTGGATTAGTGAGCAGAGATGAATACATGGGTGTTTGGTATCCATGGGGCTTCACTAGTGATAATGCAGGAAACAATGTAGTTGTTCCTCCAAGTCATATGGTGCTAAGAGTAATAGCATTGAATGACCAAGTTGCTTATCCATGGTTTGCACCAGCAGGAACAAGACGAGGCGGTGTGACAAATGCAAGCAGTGTTGGTTATGTCAATTCCGAAGGAGAATTTGTAAGTATATCACTTAACGAAGGTCAGCGTGATACGCTATACACTCAAAACGTCAACCCAATTACATTCCTTGTAGGTGCAGGGCTTGTAGTATTTGGACAGAAGACTCGTGCAAGAAATGCAAGTGCTCTAGATAGAGTAAACGTAGCAAGACTTATTATTTACATGAGAAGTCAGCTTACTAAACTTGCTAAACCGTATCTGTTTGAACCAAATGACAAAATTACAAGAGACGAAGTAAAACAAGCAGTAGAAAGTTTACTAGTTGAACTTGTAGGACTTAGAGCACTTTACGACTTCTTAGTTGTATGTGACGAATCAAACAACACTCCGGCAAGAATCGACAGAAACGAACTTTACGTTGATATTGCAATTGAACCAGTAAAAGCAATTGAATTTATTTACATTCCGTTGCGTATTAAGAACACTGGTGAAATTTCAGGATTGTCTGCTTAAACATTATATCATGAGAGGGCAAAAATTAAATGCCCTCTCAAATGATAAATACTTGTGAATAGGAGAATATATTAAATGGCAATCTCAACACTTACTAATATTACAGTTCCATTAGCAAACGATACAAGTGCTAACAACCAAGGCTTGTTAATGCCTAAACTACAGTATCGTTTCCGTGTTACACTAGAAAATTTTGGTGTTTCGGCTGATACACAGGAACTTACAAAACAAGTTGTTGACGTTAGTAGACCAAACGTTAACTTTGAACAAATGACACTTGATGTGTATAACTCAAAAGTATTTCTTGCAGGTAAACATACTTGGCAGGAAGTTTCACTTAACCTAAGAGACGATGTTAACGGCAACGTTCAAAAAATGGTTGGTGAACAATTACAGAAACAATTTGATTTCTTTGAACAAGCAAGTGCAGCATCAGGACAAGATTATAAATTCTTAATGCGCATGGAAATACTAGATGGCGGTAATGGAACAAGCACACCTAATGTTTTAGATACATGGGAACTATATGGTTGTTACTTAACCAGCGCAAATTATGGAACACTAGATTATTCACAAAGTGCTCCAGTGCAAGTCGAACTTAGCATTCAGTATGATAACGCTGTTCAAACACCAAACGGAACAGGCGTAGGAACTCCAGTTCCACGTAACCTTAGCTCGCTAGCAACTGGCGCAGGCTAATTATAAAGAGATTGCCGTGATAAAAGGAGCCCCTGAGGCTCCTTTTTTTATAATATACGCATTTAAAAAATAAGATAAATATTAATATGACAAACTCGGCACAATTTGATAACTTACAAAATATTGGGTCAAACAAAGGGTATGTAGGTGACTATGCTCATGCTGCTGCTTTATACCTACGTGCAGGATATAGACTTGCTCCTAAAACAAAATTTCTTTATCATGTTAACATTGGTATTAATCCAAGTGCATTAAAGTCTTTGGGTGCGGCAGGTAACTTCCTACAAAACAATAAAAAAGAATTAAATTTACTAGTAAGCACTGTGGAACTGCCACGATTTACTGTAGACACTGATACAAAAAATCAGTATAACAGAAAGAAAATTATACAAAGACGCACACGTTACGATCCAATACGTATGACGTTTCATGACGATAGACAAGGTAACACAACACTTTTTTGGGAAGCATATTTTAGATATTATAACCAAGATCCAAATTATACGTCACGTTTTGCATTTCCTCCAAACAACATGTATTCTGGAGGACTAAGAAGATATGGTTTAGATAGAACCAACAGATTAAACACCCCCTTCTTGCAATATATAACAGTGTCTCAATTGTATAGCATTCAAGGATCGCACGAGTTTACAGGATTTACTTTGATTAATCCAATGATTACCAATTGGGAACATGACGAAATGGATCAAAGTAACGGAAACACTTTTGCTAGAAACACACTGTCAATTGAATATGAAAGTGTATCTTACGAGAGAGAACAAAGCGGAGAAGATAGTCCTCCTGGCTTTAGAGATCCTGCTTATTATGATACAGGAAAAAGTAAACTGTCTACTAATATTCCTGGCACACAAGGCCGTTTTACAACAGGCAATCTATGGGCAGACTTAACAAACGGCAATAGAGACCTGGGCACTCTTTTAAACGCATTTAGATTTATCAATCAAGATCTGCCTACAAACAACACAGGATTTAATATTCCGTCGGGACAAACAAATATTTTAGCAAGTGTTATAGGTGGTGCAAGTAGTTTTGCTTTTCCTAGATCTTCAAATTATAACGAACTTACACAGACATTGCAAAAAGTTTCAGATTTTTCAAATGTGTTGAGTGCATTAACAAATAGCGAAGTTAGAGACGAAGCAAGACGAAATCCTGCATTTGCAGCAGAGCTAGGACAATCTGCAATCAATCTTTTGCCTCCTAGTTCTTTTACAGCATCTTTACAACCTGTAGTAACGTCAATTGGTTTGCTAGGCAGTGTAAACGAGAGAAACGCCGCATATAACAATTTAAGCTCTAATCAAAGACAGAGTTGTGTAAATACTGCTGTATCTAATGTGTCAACATTACGAGCAAGGTTTTAACAATGAGTAGTATAACAGATCCTAGTATAAATCCAGAAACAAATCCTAATAATCCTAAAGGTAGTGTAAAAGCATTCTTTGACAAGTATTTTGTCAAAACAATCAGTATGAATGCAAACGAAGTAGATAGTGTTGTTGGATTTTTTGAAAAGAGAGGTTTTGACAAGCAAAGCGCAATTGCGACAGCAAGTGTTTTGCTACAACAGGCTAAAATAGATAATGTAAAAGTTTTTAGTCTACTGGATACACTTAGAGGTTTAGACGATGTTCAGATCAGTCAGCTTGTAGCAACCGTGCTTAACAGCAATAGAAGTGCAGTCAGTGGATTAGGCTATAAATTAAACGCAGACTTTATTACCAAAGAACAGAGAAATATTAAACTCTAATGTCACGTTTTGCGCAAGGAAAATATACACCCAAGAATCCTGACAAGTATGTAGGAGGACGTAGTCCTACTTATAGAAGCAGTTGGGAATTTGCGTTTATGAGATTTTGCGACACAAATGAGAATGTAAGCAAATGGGCAAGTGAAGCAATCAAGATTCCTTATCGAAATCCATTGAGCGGTAAATTTACAATTTATGTTCCAGACTTTTTTATTGTATATGCAGATAAAAATGGAAAGCAACACGTTGAATTAATAGAAGTTAAACCTGCGAATCAAACCATCCTAGAAAAAACAGGAAAAAGTAGAGCTAATCAATTACATTTTGCAGTAAATCAAGCCAAATGGGCAGCAGCAAGAGCATACTGTAAACAAAAAGGAATGATGTTTCGTGTGGTAAACGAAGGAGATATTTTCCACCAAGGCAAGCGCAGATAAATAATAGTAGTATTTAATGGACTACAACAATGACAAAGAAACTTGAAGAAATGTTAAATCTGCCGGAAAACAAAGACTTACCAGAGCAAGAGCCGGAAGTCGAATTACCAGCAGAACATGAATCTACCTTTAGAGACATAGAAGAATTTGATAAGATAGCCAGTGCGCTGCCTACTGTAAAAGGCTTAGGAGACATGGCAGACAAAGAACTCAACGAAGTTGCAAACAAAGCAATGAGTGCATATGAGGATCTAATGGACTTAGGCATGAATGTTGAAAGTCGATATAGTGGAAGAGTTTTTGAAGTTGCTGGCACTATGTTGAAAACAAATCTAGATGCAAAAGTTGCTAAACTAGATAAAAAACTCAAAATGGTTGAGCTACAACTTAAAAAAGAAAAAATGGATAGAGACAGTGGCCCAGGAGATGGAGACATTGTAAACGGTGAAGGCTATGTTGTAACAGATCGCAACAGTTTGTTGGAAAGACTCAAGGGCCTTGATAAAGATAAATAGCATATGCGAGTAAAAGAAGTAATCATAGAAGGTTCTGATATTGCTTTACTATATCATTCTACTTCATATACACATGCAGCAGGTATCCTAAAGGACGACGGCTTCAAAGGCGGGACTGTTGATGGTAATGGACGTATATCAAGAGACAGTTATATAAGTTTTAGTAGATCTCCTAGCAATATGTATAATAGAGGTAATATAAATTTAGGCGTTACTTTTGAAATAAATCAGGAAAAATTAGAAAAGATATTACAATCTGGAGCAGATGCAGATACATCTGGAAGACAATACGGATTAAAGCCTTTTGTATTCCATCCCAAATACGTTGACGAACTTGAGACAAGATGTGACATGAAAGGCTGTGAAAAACTAAAAAATTTAAAAAAATTTGTAAGAGCTATACATGTCTTGTCGCCCGACAGTGTAAAAATTATTGCTGATGCCGAAGCAGGCTTAAAGGATATTCCTGCGGTAGAATTAGTAAACATGAAGAAACATGCAGAAAAACGTGCTGCTATGGCAGATGATGTTTTAAAACTGGCTGCACAAAAAGGCTTGCGCACACATGTATATTTAAATCGCGCTGATTGGTTGAATAAACGCATTGACAAAAGTTTCACACCACAAAGAGGCAAACCGTCAAAAATATGGCGAATAGTAAAAGCCCTAGTCAAGCGTAATATTGTTGGGGCAGTTAGGATAGCAAGAGATAAATAGTATATAATAGGATCCTTAGATATGAAAAATTTTGCTGATTATTTAACTGAGTCAAAAAAGACTTATGAATTTAAAATTGGAATTGCAGGCGAATTGCCTGAAGATTGTGCAAACACAATGGAAACAGCCATGCAAAAGTTTGGTTGCATTAAGTTATCAGATGGTAAGAAAACACCAATACAAGAACGTCCATTGGATTTTCCACAGTTGGAAAATATGGAAGTTACATACTTTGAAACTGAATGCACATATCCAACTACTCCTCAAGTATTGCAATATTACTTAGGACAATGCACAGGTATACCACAAAGCAATATTATTGTTCGTAGTCCAAATGAGCAACAAGAATTATATCAGCAAGAAGAAAAAGAAGAAGAATACACAGCAAAATTGACAATTGAAGACATGGGCGGCGAAAGCGCTCAAGAGTCTGTTGGCGGCAACCGTGTAATGGATCTATTAAAAGAATTAGAAACTGCTCGTAGCGAAAGAAGCAACGACTATGTAGGCGACGGTCCTGTTGGAGAAAGCAGCGACATAGGTGATGCTGAAAACTCTAAAAGCACCATAGGAGCATAAAATGACAAAAATAAATGAAGAAATTAATATCAGCGGTAGTGCAGAAGAACTGCTACGTCTAATGAAGCTAGCCGGTGCCGATGATGCAAAACCAGTGGATGCAGGCGATATCAGCAGTCATACTCATGCAGAGCCAGAAACAGGCGGTTGCGGTAGTTCGTCTGAGGACATGGGCGATTACATACGCATGGTATCTACAGAAGAAGAAGAAGTTGACGGCGACTTTCAAGACGCTACAACAGAACCAGATGAAGATTATACAATGGACGTGAGTGCTAGCATACCAGCTGGAAACGATTTAAATCGCAAAAAGGATTTAAGAGCAATACGTGTTAAAGATCCAGCAGTAACACTTGAAGACAAGCTACGTGCAGAATTAAAAGGTGTGTTAGCTGAAAAAATGGCAGCGTTACAAGAACACGATGATGCACCAGATTGGGTTAAAATTTTTACGCCTGGAGTAGCAAGAGCAATGATGGGTCATCCAGACTTTAAAACAATGTCATCTGACGAAATGCGTCTTCCAGGAACAAGCGGTAACAACCCCGGAATGTTTTACAAGCCAGATGAACTAGCAATGCCAGAGCCAGAATTAGATAATCCACTAGCAAGAATGATAAGCAAACTTTATGCTGCTGGCGAAATTACACATGACGAATACGAAGACAGTATGGAAAAAATACAATCCTATACCGGAGATCCAGAAGACTTTAAATGGTCAGGGCATAACGAGTCAACAGATGTGTGTGAGAAATGCGGAAAAGAAAGCTGGAGAACATTAACCGACGAAGAAATAGAAGAAGGCGAACGTCACGGTAACGACAGCATGTATGACAAATGCTGGGACGGTTTCGAACGGGTGCCAGGAACAACACGAGGCGAAAAAGGTTCGTGTCAGAAAAAAACATAAACATTCCCCCCAGAACTCAATAGCGCCTAAGGGCGCTATTTTTTTGATTAAATACAGTATGAGTAAAAGTTTAGACGGTGTTTTAACCAAAAAAGCAAATCAAAGAGAAACCTACACAGAAGATCAGATACAAGATCTTGTTAAGTGCATGGAT